ATTGTGTACTCATAGTCAAACAAGTGAGTGTAAATATCGTTATGTAAAAACAGATAACTATCCTTGTTTATTTTTCCACTCGCCAATGCTGCCTTTGCAACGTCATAAAAGATCTTTGCGGTCTTACACTTTCCAACGATTCTATAGTGTCTTACAATTTTATGAAGATTCTCTAATCGCAATGGATTCAAATTGTAACACTCCAACCAATAGTACAAAGCATTCCCCATATCACCCAAATGCTCGTAAATATTGGCAATATTGTAATTACTATACCAAACTTCTTGTTCCCAGTCGCCCATAGCGATGCGTTTCTTATAATATTCAATCGCTTCATCAAACTTTTGAGAATCTTTGTAACTGTTTGCTAAATAAAAATGATATCTCACATTGTTGGGTTCTTGTCTAATTCCCTCTAACAAAAGACGAATATCACGTTCAAATTTGTCTGCTTTAGAGCCTCCATCGCCAACATCGCGAATAAATAACTCATTTTTTTTAATATTTACATTGTGATTACCAGGTGGAACGGCTACATGCTCATGTGTAACACCTACATACTTGAACATTCCATTATTTCTAACAATTCTCATATTTTGATAATAATAACTATCATTTCCTTGCAAAAGACAAAAACTATCTGCTTCAGAAAGACGTTTTTTATCAAAATTTATGATATCAAGAATCATGTCGGCGTCCACTAGAATAGCATAATCAGACATTCCATTGCAAGCTTGTAAAGCAAAACTTCTATTGTATCCGAAGTCTCTAAAGGACTCTTGAACTACTTTACCAGGAATACCTTTCTCTTGAAAAAATGTCTCAATGATTTCAATTGTGTTGTCCGTGGACCCAGTATCGCAAATACAATAACAATCAAGAATAGGAGAAACTGACTCTAACAGACGACGAATAACTCTACTTTCGTTTTTTACAATCATATTCAAACAAAGCGTGGGTGTAGATCCATCAATTTCTTGAATTTCTAGTCTCATTTTTATAAGTATTCCTTATATTTTTTAAACCGTTTATAAACGAAAATATTAGAAGGGAACCTGGCGGGGGAGGAGTGTGCGGGGTCTCCTCGCATTATTATGTATACGTAATATAAATAAACCCTATTTCATGGCCAATACAAGATTTAATTATGATCCATGCAGAACTAAAAAAAGTTTACAACAGGCCACTGGACCCGCAAGATATATATTGAATGTTCCTGGAAATGGAGATAGACCTTGTTTCATGGCAGATCCACAAATTATTATTCAAAAATGGGGAGCCAACTTACAAACGAATTCTGTAAATTTGGAAAGTGAATTGTTGGGAATCAGGAAAAAATTGGGAAAAGATTGTTTAGGAAAAGATGAGTATGAGAACTACAATGTTCGTAGCAGACAAGTTGAATATCCAACATGTACATCACTATATACAGAACAAAGTCGCGCCATCGCTCCGGCTTGGATGGTTCGCGACGCTGAACAAGTAGACTGGTATTATCCTCCTTTGAATCCACAAGAAAATACTTGTTTTCCTTTTGAAAATAATTTGAGCACACGAATCATTCAAAAAGATGCATTTACTAGATAAATATCACCGCAGTATAATCTCATTAACTCCCCGCAGTATAATCTCATTAGCTCAAATGATAATAAGATTAAAAATATAAATAAAAAGTTTATAGAAGGATTGAAGGGTCATTCATTCTCTTCCACTACATTTTTCCTAGGTTCGCTACAAGAATTAAAATCGTTATCTATAGTAATATATTCATATATAATATCATGGAAGTTGCATTACCTATTCTTGCATTTGGTGCCATGTATGTAATATCTAATCAACAAACAGAAAGTTGTGAAAAAACAAAAAGAAAGATTGGTCAAGAGACATTTACAAATATGGGTGCCCGATCAAATTATTTACCAAATACAGACACTCCTCCTCAAAATTATCCAATTATGAACAATAAACAATTAGTGAATACTGTTCAAGAGTATGTAAATCCAAACGCAGCCACAGATAAATATTTCAATCAAGAATATTACGAATCTCAACAACGCAATGGTGCAAACGTGGGAAATACTCCTCAAAAAATATTCTCTCTTTCTGGGAACTACATGGAATCTGCTGCATTCAAACACAATAATATGGTTCCTTTTGATGGTGGGAAAATTAAGGGATATACATATGATGCAAAGATTGCAGAGTCTGTTTTGGATAATATGGTTGGAACAGGGTCTCAAATATTCAAGAAAGTTGAGCAAGCACCTTTATTCAAACCCCAAGACAATATCAACTATATTTACGGAACACCCAATCAAACTGACTTTTTTCAGTCTCGTGTAAATCCGGGAACTAGAAACAACAATGTTAAGCCATTTGATAGTGTAACAGTTGCGCCCGGTCTTGGCCTAGGGTATGGAACACAGGGAAGCGGAGGATTCAACTCTGGTATGGAACAGAGAGACCAGTGGTTGCCCAAGACAATTGATGAGTTGAGAGTTGCAAATAATCCAAAACTAGAATATGAATTGAATGGTCATGAAGGGCCTTCTTATTCTACTATTTTGAATCGTGGAATAATTGGTCGTGTTGAAAAACAACGCCCAGACACATTTTATATTCAAAATCAAGATCGTTGGTTTACTACTACTGGAGCAGAAAAAGGACAAACCTTGAGATCTATACAAGAAATGGGAATATTGAAGAGAAATGATGTTGACGTAAATTATAGCGGTCCTGCAGGTAATGGAGAGCAACAAGCAGGTTACATGCCAACAGCATATGAAGAAAGTAAACGTCAAAAATCGGAAACTAAAGATGTCCCTCATTGTAGTGCACCCGGTTGTGGACCAGAAATAAATAACTTGAAATTGAATACATATACAAATTATGATACTCACAGAAGCAGTGTTGCGCAGGTAGACACTATGCGAAGTGGCTTTAGTAAAGCAATTGGTGCTGTTATTGCGCCATTAATGGACGTTTTGAAGCCCTCTAGAAAAGAAGAAGCGACGCATAGTGTTCGCGTGTATGGAAATTCTGGAACAACGGTTCCGTCCAACTATGTTATTAATCCTAATGATATTACAAATACAACAGTCAAGGAAACAACAATGTATTCTCCCAACTTTTATATTAACAATCAGAGCGAAGGTCAGTATGTGAATACACACATTCCATTAGATGAAACCCAACGTGACACGACAAGTGTAGATTATGTGGGTTCTGTTGGATACAATAAGGGTGGCGCGATGACATATGATTCTGTTTATGCACAAACTAATAACGATATCAAAGCGCAGACCATATATAATCGTGCTAACCCTGGAGGAACACAAATATTTAATCAACAAATGAATATAAATGTTTCAAGACAAGACCAAGATCGTTACAACAACAGATTATTTACTCCTGCCTCCATTTTCCCAATGCCTCCTGCAAAAGAAAACTACGGAAATATGATTTCACCCCAACAATACAATACACAAATTCAATTGGAGAGAAACGAACCTAGTATATTAGACGCGTTCCGTAAGAATCCTTATACCCAAAGCTTGACAACGTCTGTCTAGAATGCGGGAATCTTCTCTGCAAATGCGTATATAAAAAGATTTAAAAATAAGGTTTTATTGATAATAATAACAATCTCATTATAATATGTCATTATTATCTATTCACAATGAAATCAAAGAAAAATTACGATACTTTTATTCTATACACAAAATTCCAAACATAATATTTCATGGACCACATGGAAGTGGAAAAAGAACAATTGTTCAAGAGTTTATTCACCTCATCTACAATAATGACAAAGAGAGAATAAAATCATTTGTAATGAATGTAAATTGTGCTCATGGAAAAGGAATAAAATTTATTCGCGAAGAGTTGAAATTTTTCGCAAAAACACACATTAATTCTAATGGAGGAGACATTTTTAAAAGCGTTATATTATTGAATGCAGACAAATTAACAATGGACGCACAGTCTGCTTTGCGTAGATGCATTGAACTATTCAATCACACAACCCGATTTTTCATAGTAGTTGAGGATAAGTACAAGTTATTGAAACCAATCTTGTCCAGATTTTGCGAAATTTACATCTATCAACCCTACTACAAAGGAAACGCAATCAACTTGTACAAATACAATATAAACGAAACATTCCAGTTAACAAAAATTAAAAATCAACGTAACGATGGGTTAAAAAAAGAATTAATGCCAACTTCTATTAACACTATTGAAGATGCGATAAAAAAATCAAATAAACTTTATGAAAAAGGGTATAGTGGTTTAGATATTATTGAACTCATAGAAAATAATCTTTCTCATTTTCCGTGTATAAATAAAGAAAAACAATGCGAACTATTAGTTGTATTTCACAGAATAAGAAAAGAGTTCAAGAATGAAAAAATATTAATGTTGTTTATTTTGAACTTTATGTATTTAGACTCAGCTGCTTCTCTGGAAAATATATCTTTTTTTTAGTATTATGTCTGTATAATATAGTAATCACATTCACGAATGTGTCGCTTCATATTCTTATACAAATATAAAAACACCCAAGAAAAATTGTTTGAATTCTTACACAAACAGTTCGTCAGACATGACGCAATAGAATCTGGTTACGGAATTTCTTGGTACAACGATAAAACATGGAATAGTTACAAGTCTACAAAAAAGTTTTTAAATGATCCAAACTTTTCCCAAGTTATTGAAAAAATAAAAAGCGACATACTGATTTGTCATATCAGATATATTGTTCATATGCCGACACCTCAGTATAAAAAAGAACATGTGGTTGAAAATGCGCACCCATTTTACTATAAAGATTATATATTTGTACATCACGGAGATTTATTTTATACTCCAACCGGAGGAGACTTATTGCGATATCAAGATGGATATCACGAATCAGCATTCAAACCAATTATCAAAAAATTGAAGTCGCATATTTGTCCTTCTCTTGCAAAAAATATAAATGGCACTACAGATAGCGAAGTCATGTTTTTTTTAACTCTAACTGCTGAGAAAGAATTACAAAAGTTGGAAGGAATACCTAAGGCCAAAATATTTTTGTACAGTTTCATAAAAATGTTACAGATTGTAGACTATTACAGTATGGAAAATGTCTCAAATTTTTTCTTTGCAAATAAAGATTATATTATCATCGCGAATATATTGAAAAAAACCCCTACAAATGATCGCAACAAACTAGACTTGTATTTTAGCAAAGACCGCAATGGTGGTGTAATGTTAACAAGCATGAAAGTAGAAAAATCTTCAAAAAAAGTAAATGCGAATGAAATATATTTTATTCATATAAGCAGTGGATCCATACATCATTATAAATTGCCCAACTTGGTAACTTTTTACGGTGGGGCTGCGGACGGCTTTAAGTAGGTATTTTTGAATATATAATTGACCCAAACCAATTTAAAGACGATCCGGACCTTGTGTTAAAAGCCTTGAATTTTAAAATCGTGCATATTCATATTTGATTGTTATGGACGATTTTAGCATTTCAACTCTTCATGAATCGCGAAACGAGTGGTCTTCGCGACTAATCACGATTTTGACGCCTCTTATGATTGAGGGGTTCAAGACAATTTTTGAGGAATCTTACAAGTTATGCAAGGAAAACAACGAAATGGATAAATACTTGATGACTTTTCAAAATTTGGTTTCCAGAATTCCAAAATGGAACCCTAACTTGGTTGAAAACGAAAGAACTCGTATTGTGGAGAAAAGCGGGTGCGGTTATTTAGAAGATTTGGTGACTTGTGTTCATATCATTCAATTGAAAATTTTGACTGCGATGCGTGCTGGAACAAAACAAAAAAAGATTGACATCAATATTCCCAAGTTGGACGACTTTATTCACAAGGCTTATATTCATGCTGCAAGAAAGGTTTACAAGAATGTTTATTTGTTTGAATCTAATATTCCACCACTTCAAGTCCAGAAGAACTATCGCGAGTTGGATATGTTGATTCAAGAAAGTATTTTGAATGCGATTCGCGACAGCATACCTGTAGAGACCATTTTGCGTGCTTATATGGAGGAGAGCGTTGAAGAAGATGTAGTGGAGGAAATCAAAGAAGAGATTATTCCTCAAGAAACAATAATGCCTACATCTACACCTACACCCACATCTACAAGTATTTCTTCTCCTTCCTTACACGATTCAATGAGTCTTCCGACTGGAAAACTTTCTTTCAATGACGTTGATTTAGCTATTGGACTAGATAATAAAGAAGAACAAATTGTTGCACCCAAGAATATTGAACGTCTTGAACAGATAAGTGAAATGAGAAATGAACAGCGCAAATTGGAAACCGATGATGACGATGATGGCGATAACGTTAAGCTTAAAATTTTTGATGAACCTATGACGTTATCTAATTTAGACGTCCATACGATTGAACAGCCGTCGTTAAATTTGATGCCAGATTTATTGTTAGATGATATTGAAGTACTGGCGTAATTCAACATTCCACTTTATCACGCGTATAAATATGTAATATCTTTGTCATTACATATTTTACATGGAAAATCAATTTGTTGTTGCTGGAATTATTTCGGTTGCCTTTTTCATCTTTAAATTTATTGAAATGCGAATGATTGATAAAGAAAATAAACCAATGAAATTCCTTGTGCGCGATTCACTTATGGTGTACATATGTGTTCTTATTGGATTTTTCATATTTGATCAAGTAAAACCCATGATGAACCAGGTTGGAGGAGAACTTCCTAGCACACCACCCGCGTTTACAGATGGCCCTGGGTTCTGAGCTGGGGCGGAGCCTCCCGAAAATCTACCGTCCGCTCCAAACTTTCACCAAGGGAAGCGGATTTCTTCTCCACGTTTTTGAGTAGTCGTCAAACGTTGTACCCCACTTACAGTATCTCCAAATATTACCCAAGAGAGAAGGTTGCTTGTAAAGTTGCACATTTTCCATGTGAAAAATAGAACCCATGATTCTCTCTAAACAGCATCTATCTGTTCTGTTTTTAACCACTGCCAACAAGTTGAAAATCTGGTGTTTCTCTTGTAGAGAAGAGAGAAACTTGTGATTGATGTAACTTTGTACGCCAAAACACCCGTGCCAAATATCTGTTCTGCGAAATGCAAATTTTTGTAATGGTTCTTGTGCAAGTCTATCTTGTATTTCTCTGTTGTTTTTTAAAGACTTTGCTAACTTTATTGTATGTTCCACATTTTCTGCATAGTCAAAATGCCAAAATGGAAGAACTGGTTGTGTAATTCTTTCAAAAGCGATTCGTCTATGGAAAAACACACTATCGTGTAAGATAACTGCATTTTCAAAGTACTTATTTTTGTGGAAATAGTAGTATGGAAGAAGCTCACCTCGTCCAGGATATTCCGATATTATTATTTCTACATTATTGTATTCAAAATCTGCCTTGACATAAGTTTGATTGCTATTGTCATCTATGATAACAATTTTACGATATGGATAAAAACGACGTATGCATCTTACGGAATGATTCCAGTATTTGTTTGTTTTTTCATTATTCACGTGCCTTGTTATAATAAATCCATAATTGTTATTGTTGCTCATTTTACCAAATCGTATTTGTTTTTGTTAACTACATCTATTTGGTAAAATAATTTTATTTTGTTTACGCTTCAACAGTCTAAATGTATGAAGGGATATCATCAATGTTCATCACATGTTCTTTGGACGGAATTTTATTTTTATTTATAGTAAATGCTCCAAACTCTTTTCTCTCTAGTTGTGTCTGGGGTGTATGATGATGCACTTGTCTTGCGATCATCTTATAAAGTTTAAAATCCGGATAACGATCCGCGCCATTGTTTTTATACAAGATATTGACTCCGTTATCGTCAATACACCATTCTACAATAAGCCTTGTAATTGCATCACACTTGTCCAACTCCTTGATACTATCCATATCTTCCACCAAATAGTCAAATATAGAGCAGGCGAGACGACACAAGTCAAAACTATAGTTGGGTTCTAGTCGCGGTTTTTTGTCATTGTAGTACGGTTCACAGTTATATTGTGTAAACGCATCTCCGCCGTTTTGAAAACTGTCGCTGCAAAATTGTTTTCCATCAAACTTGTAAATCGCGCGCCCAAAATCAATGATTTTGAATATCTTTCCAAAAGTTGGTACACGATAGTATTTCTTCTTGTAGCAATAATACAAAAATTCTTTTTTCGTGTTTATACACATGATATTGTTCGTGTGCAAGTCATTGTGTGTGAATGCGAATGCCTTTTGATAAGTGATCAATGTCATAACAACTTGCATCAAGAGAGAAAACCACTCCACTTCCTCCAAGTCATTTTCCGCGATGTAGTCGTCCAAGGTCATTTCGCAATTTTCCATGCAAATCACTTGAACTGGAAACTTTGGAATCACTGCATTTACACACTCGCTGCTTTCATTGCTCTCGCTATTACTACTGGTTTCATTTGTCCATACACCACTATCATCGTCATCATCTTCATCATTGTTATCGTCATCATTATCTCCACTATTATCGTCGTCTCCACTATTGACTTTATGTCCGTCAATTTCATCAGTAGACTTGGTATGGCTTGTTCTGGAAGAGCATGTTGAACCAGACTTGAGTGTTGTTGTTTTGTTTTTGTCTTCAATATCGTCCATGGTAAAGTTCATTTCTCTCAAGTTGTCCAAAGTGAGTTCTGCAAATGAAGAAGACATTGGTGCGGACGATGTACTATCTGCTTCTATGGCAAACACGTTTTCAAACATGGAATCTTCTAACTCTTCTGCGTCTTTTAAAATATTTGCATCGGAGTCTGCAATTTTAATGGGTTGCAATTTTTGTGGTACAATATCATCTTCGTTCCAGTATTTTTCGCTGTAATCTTCCACTTCAAAAAGCACATTTTTATTCTTGTTGAAAAAATCGGACTTAACCAAATAATCCAAATCGTCAAATATGTTCAAGGTAAAACTTTTCTTCACTGCCAAATAGGATCCGTAAAACTCTAGACCATGAATGAAATTGTTCTTATTAGAAAGACTGCTAGAGAGATAGGAGAATAGACCGTCTACATAAGCAGAGTTGTTCACGTCTAGAATTTTTGCATGCACTGTCTTGGCGGTGGAGTCTAGCTTGGGGAGGTTCAAGAGAGAACTGTCCAACACATTGTACTTTCCTACCATATATTTGAAGGGATCAAGTAAGGGCGCGGACTTGAAAAATACTTGCTTTGTCTTGGTATCATTGGTCTCCGTGTTTTTGATCGTACATTGATATAAATTGTTTTGGACTTTGCTAGATACATTTGTGACATGCCATGTATGATTCATGTTGATTGCATTGTAGTTGGTATCGTTCAAAGAAAAGAAACGTTGATAAATGGGGACGTAATTTTGCACATTTTCCATATCCAACTTTTCTAAACTTTGAAAGAGTTCCGCGTTTTTCCTTTTTTGATAATTTATCGTTATGGACATTCTCTAAATATATACATACCACATTTCCTTTTTTTGTGGGGATTTGACCGAATGCAGGGCGAGAATCCCCCGCACGTCCTTGTCCTTCTAGAGTACTTGTAGTCGTCGTTTAGTGCGTTTTGTTTATACAAAAAGATTCGCCTTTTTGTATAAATGACATTAGAGTTAAAACGATTTGATATGAAAAGTATTAGTTTCAAACCAAACGAAAACAAGGGTCCTGTTGTTGTTTTGATAGGGAGAAGAGATACTGGGAAGTCATTTCTCGTAAGAGACCTTCTCTATTATCATCAGGATATTCCCATCGGCACCGTAATTTCCGGAACAGAGGAGGGAAACGGATTTTACAGCAAAATGGTTCCCAAGTTGTTCATTCACAATGAATACAATACCGCCATCATTGAGAACATCTTAAAGCGTCAGAGATCCGTCTTGAAACAAATAAAAAAGGAGATGGAGCAGTTTAAGAAGAGTACGATTGACGCGCGCGCATTTGTTATCCTTGATGACTGCCTTTATGATAACACATGGTCTCGCGACAAAATGATGCGATTACTTTTTATGAATGGACGCCACTGGAAGCTTATGTTGGTCATCACAATGCAATATCCTTTGGGTATCCCCCCCGCACTGAGAACCAATATTGACTACGTTTTTATTTTGCGTGAACCCTATATTGCTAACAGACGTCGCATCTTTGACAACTATGCTGGTATGTTCCCCACATTTGAGTCATTTTGTCAAGTCATGGACCAATGCACGGAGAATTATGAGTGCTTGGTAATCAATAACAACGCAAAATCCAATAAATTGCAGGATCAAGTGTTCTGGTACAAGGCAGATTCACACAATGACTTCAAGTTAGGCAGCAAAGAGTTCTGGGAATTGTCAAAGGATATGCACTCTGATGATGAGGACGAGAAATACGACCCGGGAAATGCTAAGAAACGAGGAGCCGGGCCTAAGATTAGTGTGAGGAAGACTAAATGGTAGAACCGCTTTTATAAAAATCCGCTTTCAAAATATATAATCGCTTTAAACTACTTAAAAAGTATCTTATAATACATATTATAATAAGATGCAGCAGTTGGATATTGTTGAACTTATAGAGAAAAACCCCATCTCTAAGCTCTCAAATGCGTACAACAACAAGTTGTTGATGAAAATTCAAGAAAATTTTACTGACTTTGAACAACAGTTGTTTGTAGGTAGCTTTTATTGTTACTTGAACTATGATAAGACACTTGATTTTGTAGTTGATTTGGATAATGTGTGGAAATGGTTGGGATTTAGTCAAAAAATTAGATCAAAAGAAATGTTAGAAAAAAATTTCAAACTTAATGTTGATTATAAAAAAAGCGCTTTCTGTTCTGAGAAAGCAAGTTCAAAAGATGGGAAACTTGCTTTGGAGTTGCCCAAAGCGATTTTAAAAGATGAAAAAATTAATGGTGGTCAAAACAAACAGACTATACTACTCACTATCAAATGTTTCAAGTCATTATGTTTGAAAGCCCAAACAAAAAAAGCAGCAGAAATTCACGAATATTACATGAAGATGGAAGAAGTTTTGCATAAAACGATTGAAGAAGAAACAGACGAACTAAGACTTCAGTTAGAACAAAAAGAAAATATTATTCTAGAAATCAAACAAACAAGCGAACAAGAAAAACAAGATATGATAAACAAATCCAAAAAAGAAAAACACAAAGCCGTAGAACAAGCCATTGTCGTGCAATTTCCAGTCAACACAGAATGTATCTATTTTGGAACGATTGATAATACGAATGAAGCCAATGAAAAGTTAGTCAAATTTGGTCATACTAATGACCTCTCCACTAGAATCACGTATCATCGCAAACAATACGAAAATTTTATTCTAGTTGCAGCTTTTAGAGTTCAAAACAAGGTTGAAATTGAGAATCTCATCAAAACCTACCCTAAAATTAAAAGACACATTCGCAGTATTGAAGTAAACGGTAAAAATAAGACAGAAATCATTGCGTATGACAGTACCAATTTTACTATTGAAAAACTCTCTCAATACATCAAAGATATCATTCATTCCAAGACCTACAGCATTGACAATTTTAATCGTATCATGAAAGAAAACGAAGAACTACACGATAAAGTGAGAGAACTCAATGACACGGTTGAAAAACACAAGCAACTCATTACAAAACAACAAGTGGAAATCAATGAATTGAAAGAAACTATTGAACAACAAGTTACTCTTATCAACGCTACCAAACAAGAAAACATATCCGTATATCACAATGCAATTTTACCAGAAGACGAATTTACACCAAAATTTGTTGAGTTTATTAATACCATGTGCATCGTGCGACCAGATGTAGAAGAATCTTCTACAAATATGGAAGGACAATTTCGTATCTGGTGTAAAACCAAACCAAAGAAGGAAATTTTCCATGCTCTCAAAAATTACTTGGATACGCGCTTCAAACCATCACGAATTTCTAACCAAAATAAAAATCAACTTGTTCACGGCTATATTGGAGTGAAACTCAAGGACATTGAATACAAAAAGAAACTCGTGAATAGTGACGTGGAAACTTTTTTGTTCCAAGTCTGCAAATTCACTCCTTGTGGCAAGATATTGAATTCTACTTTACTTAGCGAATACCAGCGCTGGAAGAAGAGTGTCGCAAAAGAGTGCAGCGAAAATGATATGAAAGAAATCAAGGAATACTTGAATTCTTGCGAATATGCGTTGAAAGCTGTTGTATGGACAGATTATGGATCCAACGAAGGATATTATGGACTCTTGTTGAAGTGCGACGAATACAAACACAAAAATACATCTTCAACTGGTAAAAAAATAAACAAAATAGAAGTATCAAGTGGTCAAGTTTTGGGAACTTGGGATACAATCGCAAAAGCTGCCGAATATGAGAAGATGTCTGCCACAAAAATGAGCAACAGCGTGAAAAATAAAACCGTTTTCAAAGACTACTATTACTGTACGGGGTGACCCCGTAAGCCCCAACTTCGCTCTATGTTTAATAGCAGGGAACCCAGGTTCCCCCGCTCGCCCCCTCCTATAATTGTTTCTTAGCAACTGTAAAAATCTCATTCCACATATGCTAATGAGATTTATACTATTGGAAAAAACCTCCTTATGGTTT